CAAAGCCAAAGCCGCAGGCAAGGCGCTTTAATCCGATTAATCTTGCGTACTGAGGCCGCATTCTAGTTGCCCGGATACCTGATCAGCAGCCAGACATCTACGTCATCCGCAGTACCAGCGGTCATCTCGGGCTTGAATTTCAGCGCCTGCTCGCGAACGGAAACAAACCCGGCGGCGGCGAGCGCGGCCACATTGCCGGCACCATTCGTCAGGCCGGAGAACGTAGTGCCCTGGTCATTCGATCCGTTGATTGTGAGCGTGCCACCGCCGAACGTGCCAAATGCGTGGAATACCAATTCCACCGCCAGATCGTCGATCTGTAGCGAATTGACGGTATCGCCTGTAGCCAGCGCCTCCCATTTGTACAAATCCCACTTGCCAGCGAGAAAGTCTACCTTGACCGGGTTAACGGTTGCCATCACGCTCATCCTTTTTCAGTTGCAGAAGATCGGCCCTGAATAGCACCGGGTCCGGTAGTTGCTTGACAATGGCCGCAATCAGCGGAGACGCAATATCCGCGTCAACCTCGGCCTCGGTGCGCTGATCGGAAGTCTTGGCGCTTTTCCATACGCCGGAAGCCTCATCCCATACATCATCGCCACGATTGGGGATCGGGCTCTCGACCGCGCCACTGGGCGGCTTTGCGCCGAGGCCGACGCCACCAAAGGCCCCGAGATATTTCTGCCCCCTGCGATAGTGCTTGGTCGTCATGGATAGGCCCTCACTTCGAGAGTCCAGTTTGCATTTGTGATGACACTGTCGCCACCAGTGGTTTTATTAATGACCAGCAGGGAGCCCACTCCGGACCCGAAGCGAATTGTAATATTTATCGAATCAACGACAACTGAAAGCCCTCTGCTCCCGCTTGGGCTTGATCCGAAATCGTTCGGGCCATACAAATCGCCGATCGAGTATCCATGCTCGGCAATTCCGTTCAGCAGATTGAAGAAAATCCTCCTTGGTGCTGTTCCAAGCCCGTGGGCAAGCACAATCTGGCCAGCCGAAACAATCGCATTACCCGTGCTGGTGAAGACATCGCCAGGGGTGCCATCCGCGCGCTGGAAGCCAATCATCGTCCATTGCGAAGCGCCGGTCTGGACGAACGTCGCGTGATCCCCTGCGGCTGTCGTGCGGTCAATGGCGCCAGGCAGGACCAGATTGGCGGAACTATGCGTCAGAGTCAGCACCCCGTCGAATTGCAGCCTGACCACCGTGCCGATCCTGAAAGTGTTCATGGTGGCAATCGTTGTGGCGCCGGTTACATCGAAGTAGTTGCCATCGTTCAACAATGCCAGATTGGTAGCGCTTGCGACATCCGCGCCCTTCGACCATTGCACCATATGGCTGTTGGTATCGAGCGTTCCCGCCAGTTGCGGAGTGGTATCGCGATCAACGCCGGTTTTCTGGTTCGCCCATTCAAAATTATCATTGGTCGAGTTATAGATAACCGCCACTTGCATGTCGGCATCCCAATCGGCGTTTTCTAGCGGCTCGTCATTGTTCTTGACCGCAGCCTTTGGGCCGACCCCATCTACATTTAGGGTTACTGCGCCTGTGATGGCCGAGACGGTCTTAAAGACGAAAATCTGCCCGTCGCTGTAGGACGTGAGCGAAAGCCCCGAGGTTGCGGTGATAGTGTTGGCACCAGCAACGGATGTTAGCTGGATCACTGCTATGCTTGAAGCGTCGGTGCCGTTGTCCAGTTCCTGATAGATCAGCACATCGGCACTATCGGTAACGCGCATGGAATATTTGCCGTCCAGCCAGACCTTGTTTGTAACACGGCCCAAGGCATCCGTGATCTGCGGGTTGGCCAGCGCTACCGTAAGCGCACGGTCGGAAAAGATCGATATCGGATTGAGCTTCGGATCGGCCCCGGCTGTGCCGAAATAAACATTGCCGCCAACGACAGGGGAGCCTGCGGTATCTACGAATTGGGCATGTTCGTCGAGAACGGCGGTCATCTTGGTCCCTCTTCGTCTTCATCGGCAAGGCCGCCAACTGCGGCGGTCAGATACGGGGCAAGCCTGCTACGGGTTGCGGGCGATACACTAATAGACTCTGTAGTCTCCAACAGCGTCTTGAAAAGCTCAGGGTCTTCAATCGCGTCCATGAGCATTTGCCGGGCGCGATTGTTCGTGAGCCCCCGCAAGATCGCCCGCGACCGTTCTACCGCAATATTAGCTGTCTGCAAAGAGCCGCCGAACGACCCGCCGCCAATAGCCCCGCCCTGGCGGGCCGCCGCGATTCTGACAATCGTGCCGAGAATCTTGTTCGCCGGGGTATCGAGAACCGCCCCCACATCGGCAACTTTGGTAGGATCGGTTTTTGCAAGCTCCTGCGCCACTCTTGATATTCTGCTCATTTCGCCGCCTGAGAAGACTTGTCGCATGGCCGCAATCGTGTTTCTGTCGCCCAGCAGCGCGGTCAGTTGCCGCCCGGAAAGTTCCTCGCCCTTTGTCGCGCCGCCGATCAGGTAGTCTGTAAAAGCAGCTTTAACGCCTCTAAGAGCCAGCCCGGTTTTGTCTTTTCGGGCGGCGGAGACGAGGTTTTTCGCGGTTTTCGCCGGGTCGTCAGCGCCGATGATCGAGAGAACTGCCTTTTCTTCCTGTCCAAGCTGGAACCTCGCTAATGCCGATTTGTTTTCGGCGAGCTTTGTCCTGGCCGCGCCGCGCGTCTCGAACATGGCGGCGGCGTTTCTGCTCCCAAGCGCCTTGGTGAGCTCTTTCCTGAGATCAGGGAAGTCGGCCAGCATCTCGCGGTTGTTGCGCATGAAGGTGGCGGCGGTTTTTGGGGTGAAAGTCCCGTCCGGCGAAAGCACTGCATCGGCGAACTTGCCCCGAACGAAATCATCAATATCCAGTTGCGTATCCTGGGCCGCAGCGCGAATTTGCCGGGCGTCAACCTTGGCCTCCGGCCCGCCTCTGCCCACAGTCTTCTTGAGCGCGGCCTCTGCCGGTATGGCTTCGTCGGTCTTTACTGTTCGGCGAAGAATTCTCCCAACGGCACCCTGGTCGAATGTCTCGTGAAGCGCACGGGAGAACGCCCTGGCGTTGTTGATCGCCACACCAACGGGCGTGTCCGGGTTTGTTGCCCCCAGGTCTCTCAAGATGGCGTCCGCGATCTCATTTGCGATCCGGGCCTTGTTCTTGTTCTGGTCTGTACCCGCCATTGCCGTGCGGGCCACCCGGCGCAATTCTGAGTATAGGCCGTGCATCTCCGCAACGCTGTCAACATCCTGTATCTCTGCGGGAGACACGTCCTTACCGCTCGTGCGGCCCAACAGCCTCCGGGCAACAGCCGGAATATCATCCTGCTGCGCCCTTGGAACGGAGGCGATAAAGTCCTCCACTGCCTCGCGCGAGATTTCCGAGGAAACCAGCGCGCCCTTCGGAACCTCATTCCACAGCCGGGATTCTTCCGCCAGATTCGTATCAAGCGATTCCTTGATCTTCCTTACCGCCTTCGTAGAATTCCGGGTCTCAGTATTAACCGGGCCGATACCAGAGACATCCGCGTCGCCCTTATTCAGAACGCGGGCGACGGCATTGCCCATATTATCGGAAAAAGTCTGTAGCCTTTGGGAGAAGAAGCTGCGCGCATCGCTCACATCGCCGCCAATCTCAGTAACTGCCTTCTCCGCCGCCGCCTTGGATGCCGCTGCCCTCTCTGACAGCCGCTCGCGAAGGAGCGGATTTTCCGTTGCCGCCTGCCGTTCAAGACCCAACAGGTTCGGGTCGCCCGTCTGCTGCGCCGGGGTAAGGCTCAGAGGATCGTTGGGGTCAATCGTCTGGCTCAGCGCCTCGGCGCGCTCACGGTCACCTACAAGCTCCCTGACGCGCCTTCCAGCTACGAGCTCCGCCCCTTCCTTGGTCATCGGGGTAAGGGCCGCCCGTGTCGCCTGAACGCCCCGTGCGGTCAATTGCGAGACCGGGGCAACGCCTGGGATCCGCCTAGCCGCTCTAATCGACGCGATAGCCCCCGGTAGGGCCAGCGCCGGAGCCGCGATTTCCGCAAGATTCTGCACCACTTCCGGTGCGCCAGCCTCACGTGCTATCTCTCTGGTTCCCCCGCCTACCGCACCTGCCGCCGCCTCGGTCAGAAGCCCCGGCGTTGTCGTGAGCGCTCTTACCGCATCGTCAGCGAACGCCCCAACGGCCCCGCCCACGCCCCGGAGGCCCTGCAAACCCTTCACAACGGGGAGAATGGCCGCTGCGGCAGCGCCCGTGCCGCGCCCCAGTCCCTCCAGGACGGTTTGGGGGGGCTCGGTAGCTACTTCCGCGCCGATAGCCTCCATGCCTGCTCTGAGGCCCTCTACAGCCGACCCTGTGGACGGTATAGGAACGCCGAGAAGTTGCGTAGGCTCGGAAAACGGGTTCACGAAATCGACCAGACCACCGACGCCCTCGGCGATTGCAGCATTTGCCTGTCCAAGGAATCTGATATCGGCTCTCTTCTGGCCTTGGGGCTGGATGTTCATCTGCGCGGCGATTTCGTCAACCGTCGCGTTTTGCTCATCGGGTGACAGACTCAGAAAATCATCCGAGACTTCTACCTCCCTTCCCTGAATGTTAAGAGTCGTCATGGCTTGATGCTCCACTGGACGCCGGAGGATGTTTCACCCGCCGCCTGCCCTGCGCCACCGCCTTCCATCTGGTCGATGATGGTGGTGTATTCCTCAAGCAGAGGCTGGAGCATCAGTAAAGCCTCACTCGCTTGGACAACCTGATCTTTGGAGAACCTCTGACCGCCTCTGCCGCCCGTGTTGGTGACGACTCTGGTGGCTTTCTCAACTGAGTCTTGAATCACTCCGCGCATGCTTCTGAATTTGGAAAGCGCCCTCCCCGGCCCCTGCGCGAACGATGCCGGGTCAACAAGAAGCCTTTCGATTCTCTCGCGCGTCAGGTTCGACGGCCTGCCTGGGAACTCAGCGGCCATGCCCAGCATCGACCGCGTGTTGAGGCTGGTGAGCGTAACCACGGCCTTGTCGGTCTCCGGGCCGGGGAGAGGCAGTGAAAAAGCATCCGCCACGGTGTTCAGGGCGTTGACCACAAGCCCCTGTCCGCCAAGGGAGGCAGTGATATCGCCGATCTGCGACGGGTCGCTGCTGATGACGCTTTCCGGGGTTGCCGGGGCTGGGGCCGGAACGGCGGGAGGCTGTGCTGTTGGGGCAGCGGCCTGGTCGAGATTTGAAATATTCGGCTGGAAAGACTCTCCCGTCGCAAGATTGGTTATCAACGCGTCGCCTGTGTCGGGGTCTCTAGTCACCCTCAGAACGCCATCGACGATGCCTTGCGCTGTCGTTCTGTCAACGCCCTGCGATTGTATGACGCGCTGAATCTTCTGCTCTGCGGTCTGCGACGCTGTGGTCAGGTCTCCGCCCGCCGCCGGGACGCCCGGAATCGGGATTACGCCTAAACGCGGGTTTCTCGGGTCGGCCAGCATGAATCCCTTCGGAACCTCGCCAGAGAACTCCGGCGTTCCGCCGCCAGCCTCTGAAATGGCGCTAGCCCTCAATGTCTGGGCCTGATCAGGCGTGATCGCGCCACGCTCCTCGTCTCTCTGGATTTCGGCGAGAGATTGTCCAAGATCAGTAGCGGGCCTCGCTGCGGCTGCCCTCGCCTTGGCCGCCGCCGCACTGGCAGCGCGAAGTTCTTTGGTTCCCTTGAGCCGGGCGTTCTCAATCATCCGTTCGCCCACATCAGGCTGGATAATGCCTCTTTCCACATCGGTCCTGATATCCGCGGCAAACTGGGCAAATTCAGATTGTGGCCCGGCGGCTATTCTTGCCGCCTCGGCGTCGGCCCTGTCCTGGGCGATATTGTCGCGCCGGTTTGCGACCAAAACCTGCGCCGCCTGTGGGTTAATGACCATCAGCCGGGCGAGACCATCGCGCTGCTCGGGTGTATCGAACAGCCGGAACGGTCCGGTCGGCTTGATCTCTGGCACGGCGGCAAGAATGCCGCTGCCGGTGACCTGCATTTTCGTCAACTCCAGCGCAAGTTGGCCTTCATCCATATTCATCAACTGGAGTATGCGCTGTTGCGCTTCGGGTGTGCCCTCTTTGATGGCATCCGCTGCCATTTCCCCAAGCCGCCGCCGCTGGGCACTGAAGTTGGGGAGCTTCTGCATCTCCTTCGCCAGAGCCATGCCCTTGGTTGCTTCGTTACGAAACTGAGCGGACTCAACCTCGCTGCCTCGGGCTGCCACTTCAGCCGCCTGCCGCGCAACCGCTGGGTTTACCTGGCCTAGAACATTGGTGCTCTTTGTATTCGCTGGCGGAGGCGCGCGCTGCCCAAGAGCCTCGCGCACGGCGCCGTCCAACCCAGCCCGGTCTCCATCAGGAGTGAGGCCGGGCTGTGCGGGTGAAGGTCCAAGCAATCCGCCAAGCCCACCCTGACTTTCGGCGGATGCCGTCAGCCCGCCAGCCGTCCGCAAGGCTTGAAGCGCCTCCGCTTCGGCCTCTTCCTCGGCCCGTTTCTGGCGGCTTTGGTTGGCCAGCAACGTGAATATCTGGAGGGGTCCAGAAAGGTTGGGGGCAAGGGAGCCGCCTTGAACATTGGCTAGTGTAGGCATGGGTAATCCTCACTAGCTCTGGCCATGGCGTCGCGGCGCCGGGAATCGTCCGCGATTTCTTGCCGCAGGGCGTCCAACACACCCCTATATTCAACGAAAAGCCACCCGCCGTATTCCCCGACAAAGTGAGGATACCGATTCTGAACTTCATCGGCCATAAAGCCGATTGTCGGGCATTCTTCGATAATCGTGCCTTCTGCCTGTGGAATCCAGTCCCACTGCCAGACCGGCATACCCATGATATCGGATATTTGCTCCGCGTTGGCCTTCAAGCGCCGATCGGAGAAGAACGCGGCTGCGATTCCCGCGAGTCCTATCAGGTTTTGTGTGTTCTGCGCTTCCGCCTGAGCACCCGCCAGGATGCCGGATGCTGTGTTCTGCCCCTGTTGTACCAGGTTGGCACCGACGCCTGCTGCCGATGCCTGCCCTATTCCGGCCAGATTTTGCGAGCGCCCTGTGAGCAAGCCTTCAAGCTGCAATCCCAATTCAGGGCCGATGCTTGAGATTTTCTCCAAGGCTGCGCCGGAGCGCGTGAGTCCGCCGGCAGCTAGCTGCGATTGAACGCCACGGGTTCGTTCGCCCACCAAGGATTTGAATATGTCAGTGTCGAAGATTTCAGCCAAGCGCGCATCCAGCCCCCCGGCTGTGGTGCCCTGGCTGAGAGCGTCAAGCTGTTCAAGCCCCACATCTCTGAAAGGCTCTAACTGCTCGATTGCCCGCCGTGACAGCTTGTTAGCAGACTGGGCAGCGTCTTTTCCCGCATCCTCTCCTTTATTAACAAGGTCGTTGGCGGGGTCCGGCAGACCGATGAAACTCATATTCTGTTCCCTTGTTCAAAGGCCATCTTGTCAAGACTATAGCACCGGAAGTCACGCACATCAATTCCGTCAAAAGTCATGCCGACATGACGCGCCATAACATGGACCTCCCGGTAATCTTTGGGAATCGCTGCTATGATTTTCTTTGTCTTTGTGTGTGCGAACATCCATCTGAAACACTCCCGCACACTCTGCGCGGCTCTGCGCCCTCGGTTCCCTTCCTTCATACTTGCGTGAACCTGAAACGCATCATTGTTGGGGTGGAAAAACCAGACCCCAATGTCCTCGCCGTCTTCCACATCGATAAGGTAGTAAACCTCATCGGAGACGCACAGCGGCCACTTGGCAAGGCGCTTCACCCGTCGATAGTCAAAACACCGCTCTATCATGAGACCACCGCCCGGTCAGTAACTCGGCGCCAGTTCACATTATCGCTGAATGCCAGCACAGCGCCCCCGGCCTCGTCGGACACATAAATCAGCCCCGCCGCCGTTGCCGCCGTGGGTAGTGTTGCAACAGTGTAGCTGGTTGCCTGTATTCTCAGCCCGAGAAGATTATCGTTCATCTGCTGGGTGATTTCATCGAGATAGTTCTGAAACGCGAGTGTTGCCTTGCCGTCCTGTATCAGAGCCACACCATGGCCTGGTTTTGATAATATTTTTGTCATCGGACGTTCGCGAAAAGCTGATCAGTGGCGAACTGCACATCCTGCCGTGTTTGCAGCCGCACTCCGAGGAAGCCGTTGAAGGTGCCGATGCCGCCGGGGTAATTCCACTCCAAATGGCTGGTGTATTTGCCCGCGCCGCCAAGATTGCGGAAAACCGGCGTCGAGAATTCGATATTGTTCTTGCTGACCGCAAGGCCGACCGTCGCCGCCGCGGAATTGAGCCCCTGAGACACGGCCATCTCGACGCTCTGGACGGTAAAGAAGTCGTTGTTTGGGTGCTGAAAGCTTAGATCGAGAACCCGCTCAAGATCCCCGCCGTAATCGGTGTTCACCTTGGCAAGCTTGCCGATTTTACCCTGATGGGCGGTATAGTAGGTTCCGTTCAACTGGTTTACGAACCCTCCCTGCCATACGGTGGGGATGTTATCCACCAGGGTGGTTAGCTCAAACCAGTTTCCGGCATAGAAAGCGATGGTGGTGTTCAGAATGGTGAAATAGGCAATATCGTAGCCGCGCCACTTGAACCGGCCCGTGATTGCGGCGGCCATTTGCGCTTCGGTGTGGTTCGCGAGGATGATATCCACTGCTGAATTGGAAATTTTCGGCGAGAGCCCACTGCCCAGCGCATAGATGCTTGGCCCCTGATCCTTTTCCCGGCCAATGAACAGAAACGTCTCATTGTATTCGATCAGGCCGCCAATGAAACCGTTGGTGATACGCGCTCCGCTTATGCGCCCGAATGGGTTGGGAGACGCGCCGGTATCCCGGAATAGCTCGATACTGTCGGTGCCCATGATATAGAGCGTATTCTTGAAGTTGAACACGGTGTTATTGGCGTCGGGCAACTCCTCGGCGTCGAAGAAGCTGAGAACCTGAACCGTACCAGCCGCGCCGATGTCCGAGAAAAACGCCGGATCTCCGTCCGAAGGAATGTAGACGAACCGCCCATTGATATGCGCCACCGCGTTGCATGGCACGAAATTGGCATTGCCGGAGATATCCGTAAGCGCGTCCGCCTTGCTCAAGGTGTAGATCGCCCCGCCCTTGACCACGATCACGGCATCGTTGAAGCCGATAGCGACACTAATACCTTCAATCCCGGCAATAGTGCCGACGTTGGTGCTGGCACCGGTGGTGAGGTTGGTTATTTTGTGAAGCTCGGTGCTCTGGACCTGGTATAGGCTGCCATTCCAGACAAACTGCCCGCGTGCTACACGGCCCGTATCGGCAAGTATGGATGAAATCCCGGGGCGGGATATAACGTGGCCTTCGGTGTCGTTGAAGCAGTTGACCAGCGTCTGCCTGGTCTTCGGCAGGTCTTCAACTTCCGTGAGGCCCTTGGGGAATTCGATGGCTGGCATGGCGCCCTCAGTTTTTGACCCGATCACCTCTGTTGAAGAATCTCGAATCGAGGAACCAGCTATCCGTGCCCGCGCCCTTCGGAAGCGTGGAGGATACAACCTTATCGGGTACAGCGACTTTTCGGTAAAGCCGCTTGATCGTGTTGAACTCCGATCTGGCGATGTCTTTCAGATCCCTGGAAACGACAGTCTTCCCGTTGTCGAAGTCGGGCGCCAGGATCAGGGCCAGATTGAAGATGATGCCGTTTCGGGTGTCCGCTGGCTCGTTCAGATCGTCGCCGGGCGCGTTGAGCGGGGCAAAACCGAAGTCGATTCCCTTGGACAGCCACATCTCGATCATGGAATTGAGGGCGTCCTTGCCGACAAGAATCGCCTCGGCAGACGCCGGGGAAATGACAGAATGCGCCCCGATCTTCTGAAGCGCCTTCTGGATTATGCTGGTGCCGTCGCTCATTCAGCGGCGGGCTTCGGCTTGGTTTTCGTCTTGGATCCGGACGGACGACCCTTCTTGCGCTCCCAGCCGAGGGATTCGCAATACTCGATTGTCGCCGTCTCGTCGTTGGTCTCGATCTCGTTGCCGTTCGGCTTGATCCATGTGGGCATGTTCTAATTCCTTCGGTGGCTGGTCTGGCCGGCCCCCGTAGGGGCCAAAGCCTTTTCGTTAGTGGCTAGAGTCGTCAACCCCTCCGTATAGTCAGGACAAGGTTCAGCCCCAGCCCTGCCCTGCGAAGAACGGGTTGAGAACCGAATAGGCCGGGCGGAAGTCAACCCGGACTTTCTGGTTGTTCTCAAGGAAGCCGACGCCCTTGGACACGCGGAACTGCAATCCATCCTCGGTGGTTGCCAGCGTGTCGGTCGAGTGCAGCTTCTTGATCGGCACCGACCCGATACCGAACGCCTGCTTGTGCCAGAACAGATTCGGCTGGAACAGCGTGGAGTCGGCATTCAGCATGGTGATCACGTCGTTGTCGGCGATCGCCGTGTCGATCGTGTTGAAGGCACCAGCAGCTTCGAAGATGCCCGGCCCGGCCACGACCAGCGTACCCGCACCCGCCACGAAGGCGGCGGAATCGACGGTAACCACGCCGGAGTACAGCACGTTGGCGCCGGAACCGTTGATGATCGGCTTGCGCGTCGAGAGGTTCAGCCGGTTGCGCCCGGTGATCTCCACGATAGTGCCCGCCTTAACAACGCCGGCGAAGGCACCAAACCCGTCAACGGCGATGGATTGGGTCATGGTGTCCTTGGCGGCAAGGTAGGTTGCCGTGGGAGCACCGTTGACCGCACCGACAAGATCGCCGGTGGCCGGAGTGGTGAAGCTGGCAAGCGTTGTCGCGGCAAGAACACTGAGCCCGGCGAAGTTCTCCGAGATCATTGCCTTCTTGTGCGCCGAGTCGATAAGCTCGCCGGATGCGCCGCCCGATCCGAGCGAGCGCTGGTTGCTGGCAAGGGTCGTCTGGGTGAACGGATTGACCGCATAGCACCACCGGTCATCCGCCGGAATGCCCGATGCCATCATGACCGAACTAGCCTCGGCGACATCATCCCAGGTAGTGACCGCAGTGCCGACCGTACCCGCCAGAAGCCCGGCGTTCTTCATCATGAACTCGGCGAAGTCCAGTTCCAGATCGGTGACGATCCGGGTCGCCATCGGCGCCAGCAACTGGTCGAGCTGGTCCATCTTGATGGCTTCGTCCGCCTCGTCGTAGTCCACGAAAACGGTGAAGTAGTCCTGCACCGTACCGGTCGCCTTGCCGGTGATGATGTCATCCACAACAAGGGCGGAGACATCGCCTGCGGAGGTCCGGCGCGAGGTGTAGTCGGTCGGGCGCTTGAAATCGACGTTATCGCCCGATGCCGGATTGAAGCGCCCGGCGAGTAGCTGTGTGTTGACGTTTTTGGAAAGAACCCTGAAGGATTCGAATTTCTCCAGGAATACGCGGGCAAGCTGCCGCGTGAAGTTGCTTGTAAAGCTGTTAGCCATGGTTCGTCACCTAAGTGTAGGTGGCTCCCGCTGGTCCGCGCTTGGCGGATTTCCTGCTGACTGTTCCGGACAATTCGTCGTCCGGATCCGGGGCCACTTGTGATTGGCGCCTTGGCTGGACCTTAAGCGAGGCCCCCAAAGCTCCAAGTTTTAGAACTCCGGCTACAGGATCGGTCTTAACAAGCTCGGCGATTTCCGCCGCTACCTCCTTGTTCTTCCCAAGGTAGTAGAGAATACGGGGCGAAGCGTCTGAAGCGTCGATCAGGCGTTTAACGGTGTCTTGGCCGAGAACGCCGATTGCCGCATCTTCAACTTCGTCATAGTCTTTCACCCCGAGTTTTTCCGCCGCCTCATAGTGCGCGACCTGTCGGCGCTCACTGTTTGGGCTGACACTCGGAGGTGCCGCAGTCTCCTTCGCGCGCTTTGCAAACTGCTCATCGAAGAACCGTTGATTGTAGGCTTGCAGCGCCGAGACGTATCCGGGGTCTTTAGCCCCATCGTCGAAGTCTGTCGGGTCAGGCGGCAGCGCCTCTTCCGGCTTTGCATGCTGCTGATCCAAAGCGAGTTTCAACAGCTTGTTCTGTGCCTTCTCGACCTCAAGTTGTGCCTCGGCGTCGGTTGCCCTGCCGTCTGCGGCAGCAACGCGCGAATTCAGCTTGTTGATCCTTTTCCTGATGCCGAAGTTCTGCGGTTTAGGTTGCGAACCATCATCATCGGAGAGAACGACATCGACCTCTTGACCTTCCGTTTCCCGGCTTTCCTCGTCACCTTCGGAGACATCATCTTCGTCGGTCTGCTGATCGCCAGTCTGGCCCTTGCCTTCGGTCTGTTGTTCCTCAGAGGAATCTAACGCTTCTTTCGTGGCCACTGTTTAACCTCCAATGGTGCGGAGTGATGTACCGGGAAAGGCCCGTTCCTTGGTGATTTACACAATTAGCATGGAAATTGGCGCCGCGCAATCACAAGTTGCAGGATTCCGTCACTACTGCAGCCGGCGGGTGATCGTCTCAACCACAGCCTTTTGTCGATCAAGCGATACCTGGTCACGCTTGGTGCCGATTTCGGAGGTAATCTTTTCTGTCTCTGCTAGTTTCTTCTGAGCATCGGCAGTCTTTTGCACGCTGGACGCATCGAGACTCCGTGCCTCGGCCTCCTGCTGCGCTGCGGCAGCCTCGATCAGCTTCTGCTGCGGGTCTTCCTTCTCCGACTGCTGCTCCAGCCCCTGCACGAATGCCTCTTCCTCGGGCGTCTGCGGCTTCACCATGCCTTGTGAAAGCATAACATTGCGATTGATTTCCTTGATCGGATCGAGCCCAACACCGACCATGTTCTCTATAATGATGGCCAGCAGCGCCGGGATATATTGCTTGCCCTCCGGGATCTCGGAAATCGTCTCCAGCATTCCCTTGGCATCCTCCACGGTCTGCTCGCGCATGGTCTCATACTGCGGGCCGACATCGGAATAGGACTGGAACTTCTTCCCGCGCAAATCGTTGGCTTCGACCATCTGGCCGGTTTTCTCGTCAATCACGGTGCCCAAAAGTTTCTCGGTGCTTTCGGATCCGTCCTTGGCCAGGGTCGTGACAATGCGCCGCGTGGTATAAACCTCCGCCGCCATGGACTGGTAGACCGCGCCGGAGTGGGCAATAGAAGTCTGGATATTGTCGTTTACCACCTGGGTCTTGCGGTTCTCACGCTGGATCAGCGCCTTGATCGCCTTCCCGGAGAGATCCTTGCGGAACGATTCTTGCGGCGGACCTCCGGTCACGGTCTCGATGAAGTTCGGGACGATCTGCATCAGCGACTGAGTGCTCTGGTCCAGCGCGCCCGGCTTGGAGTATGCAAGCGGACCGGCATGCACAATTTTGCCTTCGTCGTCCCTGAGAGAGTCGGCCAGCAGATATGCCTTGTTGTTCTTGTCGGCCCAGATTGACTGGATATCGGGGTTTTCCATCTGCTGCGGGTCGAAGATCGGAACCTCCTGGCCGCTCGATGCCGCATTCTCGGCAAGCTGCGATACCTGCATATTGAAAAGCCGCTGCGCATCCTTCATCTTGCGCACCAGCCCGCGGTAGAACTCCTGATTGCCGACGTAGGAGCGGAAGCCATAGAACGGCACGACAGGTATCCACCGTCCGGCAATCCGCCGTGGCGGCTCAAGGATCACGTCGCCGCTGAACACGGTTTTCTCTACGGTTTTGCGCTTGATCCGGCGCCTTCGGACAAAATCCCGGAAATCGTCCTTCGCCAGATCTTCTCTCACGGAATCGTGGTCTTCATTCGTGTAGGCCTCAACCTTGCCGGCCTGAAGGTTGTTGTAGACCCACACGTCCTCCGAAATGGTCTGAACCTCGTAGCGCGTCGCGATATAGACGATTTCCTGCGTTCGGAATGACTGGGTTGAATACCGGCGCGTCTCCGGGTCAAACGCCGACGATGGAACCTCGCCTGGATATTCGCGCTCAAAGCTTTCCTTGGTGAACTGGTCGAGCACGGTGCAATGGTTCGCATCCGCCTTGTCGGGACGTTTCGCCGAGCAATCCCAGAATACGCTGTTGTAGGCGTTGAAGATCGGGCGCCACTCGATCACCTGGTTATCGTTCTCCGGGTCTCCTTCGTCCTCGAACTTCGTCGCCAGCTTGAACGCGCCGACGCCTGACGTGGCGCACTCGTCAACCGCGGTGTCTGTCGCCAGCTTGCCGGAATACTGCCGGAAGTCCGACCGGTAGATGCCGTTCAGGAGGTTGCTGTCGTCCTTCGTCGTACCGCGGTCGTTCGGTTTGTACTCGACGCCCACGCGGTTCTGGTTCCACTCGCCGACGAAGCCCTGGAGAAAGTCGGAGACCAGATCCAGCTCCAGCTTGACCCGCTGGTTGACCTGATTGTCATCGGTCAGGAAGTCTTCCCACATGC